CTTCTTTTCACCTACACTAATATCGAAACCTTCGAAATCTTCAGTAAAAAGTTTTTTAGTATTTTCTTGAAACACTTTACGGTTTTCTTCAGCTTGTTCTTGCTGCTTATTATATCGATTGAAAAAGTCCATAGCTTTTTGAGCTTCAGGGTTTACGTTTGATTTCAACTTGATATCAGCGTAATATTTTTCCTTAGTGCTTTCCAAAAAGTTTTTGGCTTTTGCAACTTCTTCTTTAAATGCAAGTTTTTTCTTGCGTATATCTCTATCTTCGTCTAAGTCTTCGTCATATTCAAAATCTTCTAATAACAAATCAATATCTGAACTATCGAGATATGGTTTTTCTTTTTTATAATACTCTTTTAATAATGTATTATCATCTACATTAGAGTAATCAGCGTTGAGTCTTACGTAGTCTTCTACGCTACCACCAGTTTCTTCCATAAAAGAAACTAATTTTTCTATATTTTCAGGTAATTGTTTACCTAATACCTGCTCGTCTCTTACAGCTTCTTTTAATTCTTTTTCTACTTCAGTAACTTCTTCAATAATTTCTATTGGAGATTCTACTGCTTCTTCGGTGGTCCGTACTTCTTCAACCACTTCTTTGCTGTTGCCACTGTCTTTGGGCTCTTCGACAATAGCATTGCTATCATCTGTCTTTTGTGTTTGAACGGCATCTTCTTTTGGTATTTCAACTTTAATAACATCAGGTATAACTTCTCCTTGAGCCTCTGGCTTTGTTAAGTCTACTTTAGTTATTTCTTCTTTTTTGTTTAGTTTTTTAGGTGTTACTTTCTTTTTCTTAAGTTTAAACTCACCTTCTTGTTTTACTTCTGTTGACATAATATAATATAATTTAAAAAATTGTTTTGCCTACATAAAGGCACCAAGACCTTGGTCCGGTTGATTTTCAAAGTCTATAGGTAAGCCGTCATTTTTTCTTTGACTTATCATTTCACTTTGTTGGGTCGCTTGTATTTTTGTTCTTTTATCTTTACGATCTTCTATAAACTGTTCTTTGTTTCTTTCTACTTGAATATCCATCTGCTTAAGTTGCATGTCGTACTGGAACTGTCTTTCCATCTCAGCTTGCTTTATTTGAGCTGCAACTTGCATTTTTTGCATTTCCATCTCTTGCTTAGCTTTTTCAATATCAACTTTAGTTGATGCTACGGCCTCTTGTTTTTGCACTTCAGCCATAGCTGTTCTTTCAGCTGTTTGAGCTTGAGCATCTGCTTGAGCGGCAATATTAGCTTGTTGAGCAGCTTGATCACGTTCCATTTTAACCTTACGCTTAATCTTTAGCATTTGATTAGCTAACTTAAGGTTTTTAATTTGACGTATATCAATAGCGTCTTCTAAATCAATACCTCCAGACTGTAATGCAACTTGTATGTTTTGTTCTAATTGAGCTCTTTCCTCTTCATCAGGTTCTAACTCTAAGAATATACCGAAGTCATGAAGATTTAAATCTACAACTTCATCTAATGTTTTTATGTTGTATGTAGATATAGAGTTTTGTAACGATGCTCTAGTTAATGGAAAACGTAAAGCGTCAGCTACTTTTAATGAAACATTTTCTGCTAGTTTAAGGGTCAAATATAAACTAGACTGAACAATATGTCTAGTTGCTACATTTGAAGCGTTAGCGGCTAGTTTCTGTAAACCTACAAGCGTGGATTTATCAGGCGTACTACCATCTCTAGCTTCATTAAGCCCCGTAACGTCACGTATCATTTGTAAATAGTATTGATACGTAGTTATTAAACTTTGTATTTTACCACCACCACTAGAACTATTAAGTTCTTGAATAGGTACTTTACCGTGGTTTAATTCACCATCTTGCGTTAGCGATCTACCAACAATACTACCAGTTTGAAAGTACATATTTAAAGCCTCGGCTGGATTGTAGTTTGTTCCATTACCTAAATCAACCTCTGCTAAACCGTCCATATCAAGATATACACCGTCTGGCACCATTCTTGATAATACTTGCTGCAATTTTAAATGCGTGATTTGTATCATATCAGCAAATCCAACACACTTACTGACAACAGACTCTATTCTACCTTTATATATTCTAGGTGCACAAATAGCATAATTCATAGCAACCTTGGTTGTGTCAGCGTATGGTCTTGACATATTTTCAGCCAGTTCCCACTTAAGCATTGTATCTGTACCTAAAACAACAGCTCCATTATAAAGAACTTCTATAGTTCTAGATACTCTTTCAAAGTTATCATTTTCTGGTGGATTAAATGTATCTGGCTTTTCAATAGCTTTCATTAATCCTTGATCAGTTTGCTTTATTTTAAATACTTGGTTATGGTAAGTCTTATAATCAAAGTACATAACTTGTACAGTGTTTTCATCATAATCACCCCAACCTGTTATATAAGATCTATTTCCAGGCATATTTTGAATACGCTCTAATTCTTTTTCAGATATATGTGGAAACTCTTTTTTAAGCTCAGGTATAGTTATAGCTTTTACCTCACCAACATAGTATATGTCTTCAAAGTTTGGATCTTCAGAATACGAGTAAACCATATAAGCTGGATCAACGTAATCAACTTTAATACCTTCTGCAGTGTTAAAACTAGTTTTAGCAGCAGCAATGCCTAATACGGTTAAATCCATATTAAGTCTACGTCTAACTAAATCATATTTGTTTTGAGCAAAAACAGTGGATATACTTTCTTCTTCAGCTATCTCAATTGATTGCTTATAACTTAATTGCATTTTAAGTTCCAGCTCTTCTTTGGATTCTGGTATAGTAGTTGGATCTGGCGATTGATATAAGTCAATACCTAATGTTTGCTTAACACTTTCTATATAATCTTTAGCAACCATATCCTCGTAAAGCTTAGAAGCATACTCTGTTCTTTTCTTTACAGACTGAGGATCTTGAGCATAAGCCTTAATATCATAAGACTTTTGAGATATACCATTAACAACAATATCTACGAACTTAGATAAAATTGGTACTGGTTTCCAGTCTAAATTAAGATAAGACAAATCGCCATTAATAGACAACTCATCTTTATATTTTTGTATAGACTGCTCACCTCTAGCATACAGTCTTAGATTATGAAAGTTATTCCAATTAGTTAAATATCTATTTCCATTAGTTCTTCCTTGTCTAAACCACTCGAACTCTATGGCTTGAGCAACTTGCTTACCATATTCTAAAGTGCCTTTTTCTTCGTTGCTTACAACTTGACTAGGAAAAGAACTGTCATTATTAGTATAAACGTTCATTTAACTTATTATTTTTGATGTATATCCCCTGTTGTCATATCTTTTAATACCTATGTCAACGGGTTCTGTTTTTCTTTTATTTACCGGTGTGTATCTATGTTTATTGCAAGCCATTAAAGCTAAACCTGAACTTATAGATGCATCGTGTGATGTTCTATTGTTTATATTAAATTTAGCCCAGTCTTCAAGCGTTCTTTGAAAATACATATCACCGTAGCCAGTTTCCTTTAATCCAACAAAGTTTTCTATATAAGATTCTATAGCTGCAGCATGCGCTTGTTTAATATCTTCACTAGAGTTTGGTATTCCACCTATTTCTCTTTCTGTTACAGATAGCTTATTTCTACTTCTATCTGGTCTATTCATTGCAAAACCTCTATAACCTCTTTTTCTAAAATAATACAACAACCTAGGCTTATTGTTTTCTGCTAGTATCGGCATGCCATAAAAAGCACAGGCCATTAACACGTCTTCAAAAAATATTTCAGCTGTTTGAGGTCTTGCTATATATTCTAAGAAAAAATGATTAGGTGGCGCGTCTTCCATTGAAAACTTAGTTAAACCATGAAGAGATCCATTAGAACCTCTTTTATCTACTGTACCTGAAATATCATAAGGATCACATCCAAACGCACCTAAGTGTTCGTTTCCAGGGTAGAACCTACCATTTTTAGTATATTTCTTATTTTGCAAATGCAACGGTGGAATCCAAGATACTAGAAACCTACCGCTTTTGTTTGGTGTGAATATGACTCTACTGTCCTGCTGACCGTTCTCCCACTGAAAACTACCTTTTGTAACATTTGTAGAATTACGCATATCTTCGTTAAAATCTATTTGCTCGTATATCTTAGTTAGATTAAATAAAGATTGTTTAGTTTCATCTCTAAACGCGTGCTTCTCTGTTCGCGGAAACTGTCTGTAAAATTCATTAAGACCATCTTGATCTTGCTTTAATCCTTCTACCTCGTTCTCCCAGTATTCTATTACACCTATTTTTATCTTTTCACCTTGAGGTCCTTCAACCGGTTTACTTGGTGTGTCGAATACAGGTAACCCATAAGAGTCAATGTATCCTTCGTAGTTCCACTCCATAGGTATGAACAAAGAATATAATCCGCTGCGAGTCTGTCCATTGGCGTTTCTTTGGGTAACATCTGAGTCATCATAAAGTTTTTTAAAGTTTTTACCTCCTTTATCGTGCGAGTTTGATGTACTTCCCATCATGCACCTACCAATAATTCTACTACCTAATCTCAAACAAGTTTTTGTAACTCGCCAGTTGTTTAATATATTATTAGGTCTTTCCCACTTACCACTTTCATCGTGGACTAGTAGCTTTAGTTTCTCCCCGTCGTACGAGTTGTCCCCCGTGTTTTTCCAGTCGATCGTTGTGTCGAGCCCGTCAAGCTCTTGAAGCTTTTCGTTTGTTTCAAGCTTACGCCTGGTATACTTGGTGGCTGGTACTCTATAGGCAAGCTCTGTTTTGGGCCTGTCCATACCGTCTTGGATCGGTTTGAAGAAGAACGGGTAGTTGACTGAGATCGGTACGACTTTATCTGTGAACATTTTCTTAGCATCGGGACCAGACTTTGACAAGATACCGTACCGTGCATCTGACGTAATTGTTGCCACATTAACGGTTTCTGCTGAAGACATAAACGAAAATCCTGAACGTCTGTTCTTAAGATAGCACATCCCATAAGATCGTGAGTCGGCTTTACAAGCCTCCCAGAATATAAAGAATAATCTGTTTGATTCCCTAAAGTCTGGCTGCCCAACGTCAATTTTGCTCCACTGCAAGTACATATAATGAGAGCCAGTAATGTAAGTAGCCACACTCTTATTATAGAACCAAAACCCTTGTTCTCTTTTATTAAATTCACTATCGATGTAATCATACCATTTTTCCTTAAAGTCCACTGGGTATTCCTCCCAATCGAACACAGACTTTATTTTTTTAAGTTCTTTAGGGTATTCTGTATATTGCCACTTATTACGTTCAAATTTTTTTACGTTATTAGCTTTAGGTAAGGCTATTTTAAGGTTTTGTATTTCATATATTTCACCTATTTCACCAGTCTTGCTAATAACAATAATATCGTAATCTTCATTATATCCATACTCCCACTTTTTAGCTTTATTTATTTTAGCTACAGTATGTGGTTTTATATGATCATCTAATACTTTATATAATGTTTGTTCGTACATTATTTAGACCTCCCTTCTGC